GACTTGTCAAATTTGGGCGCAGCTAACGCATCCAAAGTATTGAGCACACCTTTTTCGTTTAATGGCCCAGCGGCAAACACAACTATTGCCAATGCTGGTGGAATTTCACGAGGGCCTGACCCAAGTCAATTTGTGGCGGGTGCTGGGCCTAATGCCGCTAACTTTATGGCTGGAGCAGGGCCAAGCGCTGCCAACTTTATGGCAAACAGGGGGCTTGATACGTCCAATGTTGCAAACATGCCAATCAATGCTGGCATGTCGGCTCAAAACGCAATTATGGCGCGGTTAGAGCCACAAATGGCACGTCAGAGAGTAAGCACAGAAACACAACTAATTAACCAAGGTTTGCGCCCTGGCTCAGAGGCTTACAACAATGCGGCAACCTTGCTAGGCCAACAAGAGAACGATCAACGCACTCAGGCGGTCTTACAGGGGCTTGGCTTGGACATGAGCGCCAATGCACAGGGCTATGGTCAAGCGTTGACATCAGGGCAGTTTGGCAACCAAGCACAAGCGCAAAACTTTGGGCAAGGCAACATCGCGCAAGGAATTTTCAACGCAGCGCAAGCTCAAAACTTTGGGCAAGGCACTACTGCACAAGGAACGGCAAACCAAGCGGTTGGGCAGAACTACACGCAAAATTACAACACCACAGCGCAAAACAATGCAGCCCAGCAACAGCAGTTTGGTCAAAACATGCAACAAGCTGCGTTTGAAAATCAAGCACGGCAGCAAGCGCTTGCAGAGGCCATTCAGCAACGTCAGATGCCACTGAACGAGATTTCGGCATTGATGTCTGGATCACAAATAGCGAACCCGCAATTTCAGCCCTACACGGGCGCAAACATAGCAGCAGCGCCAATTGCTCAGACCATGCAAAATGCTTATACGGGTCAACAAAACGCATACAACCAAAATGTTGCTACTCAAAACGCAAACACGGCTGGGTTGTTTAGTCTTGGCTCGGCTGCAATTGGGCTGTCTGATCGCCGGTTAAAAACCAACATTAAGCGCATTGGCACTCACAAACTTGGGGTCGGCATTTACGAATACGACATCATGGGCAAGCACGATGTTGGCGTAATGGCGCAAGAAGTTATCAATGTGCTGCCTGAAGCAATTCACATTCATCCAAGCGGCTACATGATGGTCAATTACGGGAGGTTAAATGCCTGACATCAATTTGTCTCCCTACACCTCCCAAATGGAGGCTATAGCGCAGCGTCGCAAGATGGCTGAATTGTTAAGCCAGCAGGCTTTGCAGCCATTGGACATGCCTCAAGTCGCTGGGGCGCGTATCAGCCCGTATGCGGGGCTTGCCAAGATGCTGCAAGCCTACAGCGGAAGAAAGATGCGCGAAGCAGCGCAAGCTGAACAGAAGACCTTGGCTGACCAATACAGGACAGACACATCTGCTGACTTTAGCAGCTTGCTTGCAGGGCTAACGCCAAAAGCAGCAGTGCCAGAAGGCGCACCAACTTACATGCCCAATGTGTCTCAAGTAGACGCAACTGAAAACCCGCGCATGGTGATGCAGCCAGAGCGCGATGAAATGGGCGCAATTATTCAACCTAACGAAGCTGGTGCGGGTAGCTTTGGGGTCACGCCTGGCACACCAGCAATCCCTGCTAGCGGCGGCAGGCTAACGGCAGAAGGCTTTGCGGCCATGAAAACCCCTGCTGGACAGCAGCAGTACATGGCGCAGCTACTGGCACAAAACAAGCCTAAAGAGCCGATTAAGTTAGGCAAGGACGAAAGTTTGTTTGATCCTGTATCACTGAAGCCAATTTATCAGCCACCTACTGAAAAGAAAAAGCCTATAGTTGTTGGTAATGTATTGCTAGACCCTGATACGTTCCTGCCCCTTTATACGGGAGCTAACGCGCCGCCTGCGCCAACAGATATTGCAAAATTAATTAAAGAACGCGATCTTCTGCCGGTAGGCAGCCCTAATCGACTGTTGTATGACCGAGAAATTGCAGATCGTGGTGCTGCGGCAGAAAATGCGCGTAAGCGTTTGGCCTTTGACCAAAACAAATTTAACTGGGAAAAAGCTAACCCTGGCTTTGAAATTAGAGAAGCAGATGACGGCTCAGTGGTTGGCGTCAATAAGCGCACATTGCAAGCGTTTCCTGTCACTCTTGGTAGTGGCGTTGCTCCACCCGTTGCGCCTCCAGCGTCTCTGGCTGGCGCAGCACCTACCGCAGCTAAACCATTGATAGGCAAGGTAAAAGAAGCACCAGTAAAGTTTAACGACACGGATTTACAACTGTCTGGTTTAGCTGGTTCACTTAAAGACTTTAAACAAGAAGTTAGTAAAAATGTATTTACAGGGGCTAAATATCTTCCAACTGGTGAAGATACGGCCAGAATGACAGGTAAATACACAGCGCTATTAATGGGCGTTAAAGATTTGTACACACTTGGGGCATTAACTGGCCCTGATATGTCAATTATTGAATCGCAACTTACCAACCCTGCTTCATGGTCTGGAAAATTTAAAACTAAGGCCGGTTTTGAAGCACAAATTAAAGTTGTTGAAGATATGTTAAATCGCGCTTCAGTAAATCTTGAAAATACTTATGGCCGAGTTCCAAAAGCCACAAAAAAAGCTCTTGAGTCTTTGTCACGCGGTAACGATGGCGATTGGGGAGTGGTTCAGTAATGACAACACAAATCTACAAGGTGCGCGATCCTAGCGGCGCAATCCGCGAGATTGAAGGCCCGTCTGGTGCTTCTGACGATCAAGTTATTGCCAAAGCTAAAGAATTGTTTGCCAAACTTTCTGCAAGCAGTAACGTAAGTCAAATTCCAACAGAGTTAGGCGCTAATTTAGCTTCTACAGTTAAACAGCCGTTATCAATGGCTGACAAAATTCGCGGGGTTATTGAAACGCCATTGGCTTTAGGTGCGACTTTAGCTGGCGGTGTAATTGCGCCTATTGTTGGTATTGGTGGTACGTTAGCCAGTGGTAAATATGGCACTCAAGAAGGCATTCGTGCGGGTGAAGAAGCTGCAAAAGCTGTGCAGTATCAACCGCGCACGCAAATGGCTAGAGATGCCCTTGGCGCTGTGGGTGAGTTTTTGCAACCCGTTGCAAATGTTTTGCCGCCTACGCTTGGCTCTGTAGGTACAAGCCTTAGTGCTGTGGCTGTGCCAACTGCGCGGCAAACTGCATCAATAATTCGACCTAATATTAATCAAATTGCAACGCCAGCACAAAATGCTATGGCTAGGGCAATGACGAGCAAACAACAGCCAGCAGCAACAGCAAGTAATACAAGTGGGTTTTTTAAGTCTCAAGAATCAAATATAGCTAATCAATTAGCAGCTGAGCTAGCAAAACAACTTAACATATCAAAAGATGAATTGATTAGTGTATTAAACCAGCAAGGGCCACAATTAATACCTGGTTATCAAAAAACAGTGCCTCAGTTGCTTCAAGCTCCGTTAGCTAGTCAGTTACAAAGAAACTTAAAAACTGCTGGTGTGCAAACTTTGGGTGAGGCAGAAAAATTACAACAGCAACAAATGGCTGAAGCACTTACGCGAGTAGCACCTACTCAAGCAAGCGTATTAGATGCAGCGCAACGTGCTGGTGGCGCTATTGAAAACTTTGCTATTCCAGCAAGACAACAAGCAGCCAAAAACGTGCGTCGGGAGTTTGATGCTGTTGATCCATTTAATGAAACTGCTATCTATTTGCCCATTGCTGAAATGGAGCAAGCAGCTAACAAGTTTTTAGGTGCTGGCACATTTGGTACGGGTACAAAAGCCACTCAAGCTATTTCCACGGCTAAAGGGATAGGCACTGAGGAACTTGCAGGAATAGGGTTAACTTCACAAACAGCTGCGAAAAAAACTCAAAACCTTGAGGAAGCTGTTCGTGCTGCGGGTGGAATGAAAGTAGGGGGTAGCGGCTTAGAAGGTGAATTGCGCGACTTGGGCATTCGTCAATCAGGCACTACGGGCTTGATAAATAACAAGTCAGGTAAATCCATTGATCTGTTGGCTGAAGAAATGTTCTCGCGTGGTTTTATTCCTGATGGCGATCCTAATACCTTACTAGAGGCTTTGCGTAATGGCGGAGGGCGAAAGATGTACGTCCTAGACGCTGCTGAAGATGGAATGTTGCGGCGCATGGAAGCCAGTATGGGAGATGCACCAGGCAAAGAAGTAATTGCAAAAACAGTTCCTTTTCAAACTGTTCAAAACCTTAGATCATCTATTGGTGAGGCAGCACAAGTTGCGGAAGCTAAAGGCGCAAATAAAGAAGCAGCAGCTTTAAATCAAATGATTGTAGAAATTGATTCACGCATAAAACGTGTAGCAGGTCAATCAGTACAAGCGGGAGAAAATTTTCCTCCAGAAATTGCAAGACAATACCGCGCAGCATTGGACGCACATATTGCAAAAGTTAACCAGTTTGGTACTGGCCCTCAGGTGTCCATGTTTAGAAAAGGCGGGGACAACCAAGCATCCATACAAGGCGCGGAGATACCTTCTAAATTCTATTCTGGTGCATTGTCTCAAGCAGATGATATGAAGGCATTTAAAAGGTTAATTGGTAGTCGCACAGACTTGATGGATGAAATGAAATCTTTTGCTATGACGCAAGCTGAAGGAACGAGAAATTCAACTAGCGGAAATCTTGGTGATAAATATTTAAAATGGCTGACAAGCCGCACAGGTGCTAATGCCGAATTGTTAAACCCTTCAGAGTTAGCGCGGATTAATGAAGTTGGCAAAATGGTTCAAAACCAGATGGTGACTGAAAGCCTGGGGGTAGTGAAGGGTTCTGATACTGCTCAAAAAGCAGCAACTATGTTAAACAATGGTATGTTAGACAGTAAAGTTGTGGACTTTTTAGCAAATCAGATACCAGTAGTTAAATCGGTAAGTGGCCCTATTTTGTCAAGTTTACGCAAGGCATCTGCTCAAGAGAAAAATGAAATTATGGCTAGACTTTTGGCTAACCCAGAAGCATTTGCTAAAGCACTAAAGGAATAAACAATGTCTTACAACGGCTCCGGCACATTTAATATTAACACCACGGGCCAGCCCGTTGTCGCTGGCACAATCATTAGTGCGGCTACTTTCAACGCATTGACGGCAGACTTAGCCACGGGTCTGACCACGGCCTTGACAAAGGACGGCCAGACCACTGCAACGGCTCGGATACTCTTTGCCCAGGGGATTAATTCAACGCTGGTCACAGACGCATCTAGTGTGTCTACAGGCTCAATTTTTACCGCTGGTGGTGTAGGCATTGCCAAAAAACTTTATGTGGGCACAGACGCAAACATTGCGGGAAATGCAACAATTACGGGAACTGTAGGGGTGACCGGTGTAGCTACATTTAGCGCTACGCCTGTTTACTCAAGTTTAACGGCTTCAAGTGCTGTTGCAACTGATGCGTCCAAAGCGTTAATAAGTGTGACAAACACTGGTACGGGTTCAAATGTTTTGGCAACAAGCCCAACACTAATAACACCTATATTGGGTACTCCAACAAGTGGGACATTGACAAACGCAACTGGTTTGCCGCTAACAACTGGTGTAACTGGTACTTTGCCTGTTGCCAATGGTGGTACAAGTTTGGCAACTTTAACCGCAAATAATGTTATTTTAGGAAATGGCACATCAGCACCTAATTTTGTTGCACCAAGTACGGCAGGCAATCTATTAACGAGCAATGGAACAACATGGGTTTCATCAACGCCAGCAACTCCAGCCAGCGGCTCATTAATTTACTTATCAAGTGTTAGCGCTTCCGGTGCTTCAGTAGATATTGAAACTACGTTTAACAGCACTTATGACGTTTACTTATTAGTTGCAAATGGAATTACTGTAAGCGATACAAATGGCGTCATTGCCGCAAGATTAAAAATTGGTGGTTCTTATATTACAAGCGGAACTTATCCTGCTTTTAGAATGCAGCCCGAATCACAATCAAACGCATTTGCGGGGGCTGGAGATACTGCTCAAACTTCCATTCGTATTATTGGTAATGTTGGAAATGATGCTAATTCTAGTGCTAGTTTTTCAATGTATATTTATTATCCATCTAATACAACAATTTCAAAAATGGTTGTTTGGACGGGTGCATCCGTAGATACATCAACGTATGCTAGGTTAAGTTATGGTGCTGGATTTAATACTGGAACTGCTGCAATGACAGGAATCCGATTTCTTCCTTTATCGGGAACTTTTAGTTCGGGAACATTTCGTTTGTATGGAATTAAAAACAGTTAAGGAAACATCATGCCAAATTACCACTCAACATCAGAGGGCAACGTCCCATTTACAGCAGAGGAAGAAGTGGAATGGGCGGCAGAACAAGCGGCATGGGCTGCTGGAGCTAATAACCGCAAAGCCGCAGAGGTTAGGGCAGAGCGTGATACCAAGCTATCAAATACTGATTGGCGGTTTCGTAGCGATATGACACCCTCACAAGCGTGGAAAGACTACTGCCAAGCCTTGCGTGATGTACCGGCACAGGAAGGATTCCCGTGGACAATTACTTGGCCTGTAGCGCCATGAATCAAATAGATGCTACAGACGCTAAATTGGCTACGCATGAGGAGATTTGTGCGCTGAGATACGAGGCTATTCAAAAGTCGTTTGAGTCCGGCAGCAAGCGCATGAGTCGCATTGAATACATTCTATATGCCTTGATTGCGGTCACGTTGCTTGGCCCAGGCTTTGCTGCTGAGATGTTGAAGAAAATCCTAATGTAGTTATGGAAGCGCTGCCGCCACCACCACCAGCGGCACAAGCACCAGCACCAGCACCAGTTTTTGAGTGTGTGAGATGGGGCTGGTCGCCTGACCGGCTGCTTGTGTGGTGCTTTAAGTGGCGCGAAAAAGGCAAGCCAGAGAAAGTTTCAGAGGCTACAAGTGATTGATCCTTTCACGGCCCTGGCTGCGATTACAACAGCGGTCAAGCTGGTTAAGGCTGCTGCCCAGACCGTGAAAGACGTAGAAAGTCTCGGGCCTGTGCTGGGCCAGTTTTTCACAGCCAAGGCCAATGCCATCAAAGTTGTCAATCAGTCTAAGGCTGGTGGCTTTAAGGGTTCTGCAATGGGTCAGGCCATTGAGCTAGAGCTAAAAATTGAGGAAATGAGGGTTTTTGAAGAACAGATCAAAGGCTTGTTTTTTCCAAACAAGATGGATGTGTGGGCCAAGATAGTTGCCCGTGCTGCCAGCATAGACAAAGAAGCGGCGCACGATGCGCGGCGTGAGCGTGAGGCGGCGCAGCGGCGCAAGAAGGAAGTCGATGAGCTAATCACAATGGTGTTGATGGTGCTGGTGCTTGGCGTGATGCTGGGCAGCTTGGGCTGGCTTGTCTATGAGGTCTTGCAGCAGTGTGCTGGCAAATGTAGTTTTCAGATGAAAGGCTAATCATGTTTCCTTTAACAGCACTACTTGAAGTGGGCGGTAAGCTGATTGACAAACTGATTCCAGACCCGCATGCCAAGGCGAAAGCACAGCTTGATCTGGCTCAGATGGCGCAGGACGGCGAGTTAGCAAAAATGGTTAACGACACAAAGATGTTTGAAGTTGAGCAACAGAACACCACTGATCGCTGGACTGCTGACATGGCCTCGGATTCATGGCTGTCAAAGAACATCAGGCCGATGGCGCTTATTGCCATCTTCATTGCGTTTTTCTTGTTTACGATGATGTCGGCCTTTGGCTACAACGCGCAAGAGAATTATGTCAACTTGCTGGGCCAGTGGGGACAAATTATTTTTCTTGCCTATTTTGGGGGTCGAACCATTGAGAAGCTGGCAGACATGAGGGCTAAGAAATGACAAGCCTAAGTGAACATTTCACTCTTGCTGAATTGACTCACACAGATCATCGCCAGTTTGACAATACGCCTGATGAGCAAGCACTGGTCAATCTTCAACGGCTGGCTGAATTTTTAGAGCAAGTCAAAGAAGCGCTGGATGGCAAGCCTGTGATGATTTCATCAGGATGGCGTTGTAAAGCCTTAAATGATAGTTTGGGGTCGAAAGACTCTAGCTCTCATCGCACAGGCAGCGCGGCTGATTTTCGCGTACCAGGCATGACGCCAGATCAAGTTGTTCGCGCCATCATTGCAGCTGGCTTGCCGTTTGACCAGATCATCAGAGAATTTTCAGACCCTGTGACGGGTGGTGGTGGCTGGACGCATATCAGCATCAGCGATACGCCGCGCCGCCAAGCGCTAATCATCGACAAATCAGGCACTCGGGCCTTTACATAGACCGAAAAAATGGTAGCAAATCGGTAGCATGGAAAAAAAGACTCCTAAGCTATTGATTTATATCGGTTTTATTCGTGTACTTAGGATTGCAAATCCAGCTAGGGCGGTTCGACTCCGCCTCGCGCCTCCAGAAAAAACCTAATTAAATCAATAACTTAGCCGCTTTTTAGCGGCTTTTTTTATTTCCTGATTTTGCTCAAAATAGGTTCAAAAGCGGCTAAATGCTACTGGTTTTAGTAGCAATGCTACTAAGCTGTTCTAAATTTATCCAGCTAGACAAGTTTGTTTTTTGGGACTACAGTAGAGTTCTATGTCTACCAACATTCAACAACGTGGTTCTTCCTGGCAAGTACGCATTGACAACAAAATTCTGCCGAAAAGAATTTTTGTGACGTTTAAGCAAGAAGACGCTGCACGAAAATATGCTGAACAAATTGAGGCCATGCTTGCGCGAGGCGTTGTCCCCGTTGATTTGTTGCAAGATGAAAAATCTAGGCGTGGCCCAGCCTTAGGTAGAACAATTGCCAGCTATATCGCCGCAGTGGATGTTGCGCCTTCAGATTTAATGACGTTGCACAGTCTGACCAAAGAAGTTGGTACAGCATTAACAACAGATGTGAATGCACGTTGGACTGATGAGTGGGTTAAGCGCATGAAGCTGGACGAGAATCGCGCACCTGGCTCAATTCGCAAGCGCGTAGGCTCTTTGGCAAGGGTGCTGGATTGGTACATCCGCAGCACCTTAAAAGACGGCGCTAGCGCACCAGCTAACCCGCTGCGAATGATGCCCCGTGGTTATAGCCAGTACACGGCCACTGAAGCTGTCAAACTGCAAACCGTGGGCAAAGCTGTCAAGACAGACAAACAGCGCGATAGGCGACTGTCTGAGCCAGAATATGCGCGTGTAGTGAATGCGCTGGCCGGTGGTAGCCGCATTGGGCGTGAACGGCCTTTAACGATTGACTCTGATTTCTCGCTACTTTTTGAATTGATTGTGAACACTGGACTAAGACTGTCTGAGGCATTCAAGCTGCGTGTAGATCAATTTAATTTAAAAACATGGGTTATCAATGTTGAGGGCAGTAAAGGTGAGCGAGGCCGGTTAAAGCCCCGTGTTGTTCCCTTAGCGCCTGGGCTGCGGCCTGCTATGGCAAAGCATTGTGCTGGCAGGGTAGGCTTAATTTTCCCATTTTGGAATGGCAGTCCTGAAGACAAAGTGAAGGCTTCAGCGCGTTTGTCTCATCGTTTTACAACTCTCTTTGACTATGCGGAAGTGCCGGATTTTGTTGAACACGATCTGCGCCATGAAGCAACGTGCAGATGGGTCACTATGCGCGATAAAGCTGGCCGGTGGATGTGGTCAGAAACTGAAGTGAAAAAGTTCATGGGCTGGACAGATGGCAAGATGTTTTTACGTTATGCCAGCTTGCGCGGGGAGGACTATGCAGACCGGATGTTAAGTTAGCGTCTTAGTTGGGCCTGTAGTTCTGGAGTAAGCAGTTCATAGCCAACAACTTGTTTGTGCTTCGTTTTTGCCAGCATCAAGCCTGTTGGTTTGGCTGGTCTTGATTTTTGCTCCGCAGCGGCAAGACTCATTTTCTTGACGGCATCAACAATTAAATCGGCAGAAAAAACCCATCCGTCTCCAAACTTGTAGCCTGGAAGTCGGCCAGCCCGTGCATGGTCTGCCACAGTCTGCGGGGTGCATCCAAGTAGCTCTGCAACTTGTACAGCGTTAAGGATTGGGGTCATGCGTTCTTTTCCTTCAAATCGTAAAACCAATCATCACCGGCTGACCATTTGCGACAGCCGTCCACTGACCAGTTATTTTTGGCAGCTTGAAAGTCAGGAAACTTTGTCTCAGCGGGGATTAGGCTCTGGTCGTACCACAGGCAGCGATTGTTAGGCTGGGCAGCAAACTGGCCGTTGTCCAGCTTGATCCAGTTAAACGACTTGTGTTCTTCAGCTTGCTCTGTGAAGCCAGTGTCCAGCGACATTTCATCAGCACAAAAATCCACTGTGAACATGTATTGCCCAAAGTGCCATGCCTTATCTTTACCTAAGAACTTCACGCCAAGGTTGCGTAGGCCAATCTTTTCCACAATGGTGAACTTGTAGCCCATACAGTCCCACAATTGCAAGGTATCGATAGGCAGGTTGCTAGCCCCCTCTTTCCATACATACGCATGGATGGGCAGCTTGTCGTAAAGCGCTCCGTAATTAGGCAGCAGCGACTCAATACGGAACACCTGGCCGCGCAGGGCTTTCAGGCTAACCCAAATGGCAGGCTCTAGCGCGCCATGCCCCTTGGTGAAGTTGTACAAAAATTCACGCTTAACAAAACATTTGACAGGCGGCAACGATGCAACTATGTAACTCATTTAATCTCCACAAAAACAGGATATGGCTTCTTCATTTGGGTCAAACATGTCGCGCTGGTCTTTGCTAAATTTTGCCATTGCTGCATAGCTAGGCCGGTCTGTGCGAAAGTGCGCTCCGCTTGGCTTGCTTACCAGTGCCAGTGCCTCCATATTTGCCCACCAAACATGGCGCTCAGGTTTCTCTGCAATTAAGGCTAAAACTTGGGCTGCTGGTTTAAGAAAACACAAGTCGCAATTGCCGTGCATGGTTACGCCATTGTTATTTGGCAGGCCAAGATCAAAAGGCTGCGCCTTCCAAAAAGCTCCAATAATTTCCTTGGTCACTCCTGCCGACCACAATGGAATGCGCGACTTATCGGCAATTTTGGCTGCTCTGCGCTGTTCATCGGCACGCATTCCAACCCAAGACAAATTTTCAATGGCCAAATATTTTTCGCCATTAAAAAAATCCAGCGAGGCTAAATACATAGACTGCGCCCGAATCTTAAGTTCGCTGGTACAAATTCGTGCCACAGGGTTTGGCAAGAAGTTGCGCTTACGAATCAGCGCCTCAAAAGGCTCACCATTACGGCTGGCAGTCTCAAAGGTGACGCGCTCAAAGCCAACATCGTTAAAACGGCGCTCAACCCAATGAATTTCAACGCCCCAATTATCTGAACAATCTTGAACAAATTTCAAGGTGGCCTCATCTTCTTTGCCG